ACAATTAATGCGTGGGTTCGATATATAACTATATTTCTTTTTAGTATTTTATTCTTTTTAATCTCAGGGTGTGAAAATACAAGACACTCTATTGGTATATCAGGTAAACCTTTAAGTACTGACATGGAGCAAAATATTAAAATGAATTATAAAATTATTTTCGGCAAGGTGAGACCGAAAGAAGATACTGACGAATAAACTATATGCTTACTTCCTTAAAAAGAGACGCTGGTATAGAAGAAGACGCAAAAAAAGAAAATGAAAATAGCTTTGGTAATAACAATATGTGGTATGATGGGATGTCTACCACCTCTTTCTCATAATGATTGGAAATTTGAAACAGAAGAACAATGTATGTACAAAGGTTATTATCATATTGCGGAAGTTGCTGAAAACTATATGCGGTCTATAGGAGTACAACAATTCCAAGACCAACAAATAAAAATGATGTATAGATGTTTGCCTATTGATAAAGTTTTTGAGGTTGAACCATCTAAAATAGATACTCCTGTCTAGGAATGAAAAACATCCCTTGCAATTTTTTCTAAGTCTGTATGTAATTCTGTAAAATTAGTTCTACACTCTCTCAACATAGCTTGTATTACCCCTGCATTTGCTTTTTTAAAATATAAAGGAATCTTATCCATAGGAAAATTTTTAAATTCACTAATAAACTGTCCTTGATTATTAATAATTAATTTGAAGCCCATTAAATAGGCTTCTTTTTTTTTGGTTCTTTTAGATTTACTTAGCTTTCGTGGGGGTAGCATGGGCTTTCCGCATTAAATCAACAAACATTTCATCATCATCTTTATTTATTCTTAATTTAGTCATTGGTTTGTCGCCCTTCTTATATATTTCTACAGTTTTAACTCTAATAGGATTGGTCATAAAAGTAGGAAGTCTTAAATTATTATAACTTTTAACCATAAAGAATCCATCATCTGCTATACCAAATGTTTGAATATTTTTTATATCCATATCAGGAGAACCCACTAAACATAATCGCATATGATAGACAGTAGGTTTACCTTCAACAGGCTTTCCCTTCATGGAAAAGACTTTACTTTTTTCATCCATATTATTTCTCTCTTATAATACTNTTNCGTAAAGCTCTTATAAGTTCTTCAACTTTATCTATAATAGCAATTAAAGATTTATCTTTTATAAACCTTTGNTCTGCTTTTAATTCATCATACTCTCTTAATGGAATCGTTACAGTTCTTTGTGAAGTAACTTCATCTTCATAAGTAGATGCTGTAGCTCTATCTTGTTCTTCATTCATTATTTTTTAGAACACTTTCTATCTTAGAAGAGTATCCTTTACTTACAAAACTAGGTTCAGTTCTCACCTCACCTACTACTCCTCCTTGTCCATCATCATCTATTAAACTATCCACGCTTGTTGTATGAATTTCATTTAACTTTTCATTGTTTCTAGTTATCTTCTTCTTTAGGTGTTCTTTAAGTTCACCTATTCTTACGTATAACATTTTATCTATGTGAGGAGTAATTCCATACATAGGTAAATCGTTAAGAGCAGAAATTATTCTACGAAAACCTCTTGCTCTTTTTTCTAATTGAGTTATTGATGCTTCATTAATCATCATAGTCCCTTTCCAATATCATTTCTAGATAGTGTATTGCCTTTTCTATATCCTTCCTCTTTCCTTTTTTTTGATGTCTGCATATATACTTAATAGCATTTCCTTCTGCAAACAATATTTTATTTTCATTAATAAATTCTGCAGGTTGAATCTTCATAGAGTTATAATGATTTCCATCTACCTGCTTACTTAATGAATCATATGTCGTACCTTTAAACATTCCTTTGTCTGTCATTACATAGCAATAGGACCTTCGTTAGCCATCCTTGCTCTCCTTTTATCTCTTTCTGTGGGTTCTAAGCTATCATTTAAATCATCTATAGTCCAATGAGGATTCTTTTTTAATTTTTGAACTATCCATTTATAAGACCATGGTTGTAAACGTAATGTAGTTCCTTGCCAATAATGAGTTTGATTAGGTAATAATGTAAAGACATTCTTAACATTTACTTTAGCTTGTTCATTAGGACTTAACAAACCTTTAAGCCAAGCTACCATAATATGTTTAGCTTTGTTTCTTATCTTACTCATTTGTTTTGTGTTCATTTCTTTTTCTTCTTCTTATAAATATATTTACAATCTTTAATAAAATAAATTATAAGTCCTCCAGCAAGACTTAATAATAAAAAACCTACTATAGCTTTAGCCATCGTTATCATCTTAACCCCCAATAAATTAAAACTAAAGGTATAATAATATGTTCAACAATTTCATATAAACAAATAAAAATTAAAAGCCATGTAAAAAATATACTTGTTTTAGATTTTTTAATTAAAAACTTAAACATTCCTTCATGCCATGTAGTAATTTTATGTGTAAGTTTTAATAATTTTTCTTTCATTATTCTGCCTCCATCATGGGAGCATTAACAATGGGTTCTAATTCATTCTGTAGTTTCTCTGATACAGAAAGATTTTTACCATTACTTCCCATATTATAAAATGTATACTTAACAGTTAGTTCTTCCCATGCCTTTATATTTTTTATAGTAACTAAATTATATTTAGTATAATTCTCTGCTTGTAATTTTACTTTCTCACAATTAGGTTCATCTGAATGATTTATAAATCCACCTAAAGGTGTACGAATTAATTCATTTTTTATCTTAATATGAGATACACCAAGATTTGTACCTTCTTTTATAAAAGATAATGTAACTAAACCATACCCCTCTATCTTACTCTTCTCAATTCTAAGTCCTTCAGGTAATGGTTTATATAAGTCTTTATCTTTTTCCATAAGTTTGTAATTCTTCTGAAAAGTTTTTAGTTATCTCTTCAACATTAGGTTGTCTGCTTACTGCAGCTAAGTAAACATATCTATTAGAATATTTAAATACTCTTAATCCTTTACCATCATTAGCATCCTTATAACATTCCCATTTATGTGCACAAAACTGACACCCAATAGGTAAAGATTTATTTCCACCTTTTGTTTCTGATAATTGATAACACTTCTCAGGTGGTGTCTTACTCTTTAAAGTATCTTGTAAAGTTTTAATTAAATTTGGAACATTAGGTTTAGCTAACTCATCAGGTTTATAGAAACAAACATCTCCACTTGATTTATCCATAACCAAGAAACCTCCGCCAGTTGTACCCATCCCTGCTTCATATCCTGATAGCTGGGCATGATAACCAAAGGGGTCATCACCAACTAACTCACCTGTTTTAAATTTCTTAAAACTAAATGATGATGCTGACTTAACATCACACACTTCACCATCTACTGTCGCATCTATATGTCCTTTAATATTATCTATCTCTACTTTCTTTTGTTGGTCTCCTATTTTATGTCCAGTTAATTCTGCTAGATATAATAATAGATGTTCTAAAATATGTCCATATAAAAATTTAATATTTAAACTAGCATCATAAGATTTAGTTTTCTTTGGACTAAATCTATCATACCATAATTGTCTAGGTGGTTTACCTAGTACTGACATTCTTAACTTCCCATCTTTTTCTCTAACAGGATTGTTCCATGAATTAAAAGCTTCCTTAATATTCTTAAGGAACTTATCCATGTTCTCTTCTGTGACGTTGGCAGGTTTACCATTCGATATTCCAGCGACTAATGTTTTAATATCAGTAGCTATAGTATCAATGCGTTTCTGACCAGTTGTTTCCGATTTTATATTTTCCATCTAAGGGACACCTTATTTTTAATTCCTTTCCTGCATTTATAATTGCTTGTACTCCAAGCTTTCCAAATTCTTCAGCTCGGTTTTCTTCCACTTCATATTGGAACTCATCATGCACATTAACAATTGGAACTGCTTTCATTCGCTTACTTCTAACATATTCCTCTACCAATGTCAACGCTTTCTTCATAACACACGCACCAGCACCCTGTAATAGGGTGTTTAACGCAGCGTGGGGGTGTCTTATGAGGATTTTTCTTTGGTCGAGACCTCTGAGCCATCTTTTTTTAGCCACTCCATCCACTCTTTCTCGTAGTCGTTTAAAACTTGGTGTAGCTCTAAGAAATTTTTCTTTAACTCTTTCTCCATCTCTTTCAGACCTTTTGATGATACTTCCGATTTTTTTTGAACCTGCTCCATAAATGAGTGCGTATATAAATGTCTTCGCCTCATCTCTTGACTCCAAGCCAGTCCTAATCTGATTTGTTGTGTGTATATCTCCATTAATGATTTCATGTGTATAATCCTTATCGTTCATGTAGTGTGCTAACATCCTCAACTCAAGTCCTGAAGCATCAACACCTACTAATTTATAACCTTTGTTTGCAATCCATAACTGCCTACATTCTTTTCCGTAGGGTGAATACACAGCAGGAACTTGAGCCATATTGGGCGACTGATGACTCATCCTTCCAGTAATTGTACCATTGGTAATTACTTTGCCATGTACTCTCCCATCTTCTCTAGTAGCTTCAATCCAAGAACTGACTTGAGCAATTCTTTTCTGAAGCATGAGAAATTTATTAATAAGTTTTGCTTCAGGAATATTTTTAATTTCTGACAAAACTTTTTCATCTACAATAGTATGTTTCTTTTCTGTAAACTTCTTAGGTTTCCATCCTAACATAACTAATCGTTCAGCTATTTGTTGACGTGAACCTAAATTAAATTCTTTATACTTAACTTTTGTAAAGGGTACTCCCTTTACATATCCTCTTGTTTTATTATTAGACTTAGGAATAAATTCTGTTTCAATTTTTAATGGAGGAAAAGTTTTTCTTACAATAGTTTGAAGCTCATTCATGTCTTCTTGAAACTTAGCTTGTAACATATGAGCACCTACAACATCTATCATAAATCCTTTTTTATGTTGTCGTTGAATAATCTCGGCAACTTTATGTTCTAACTCAATAGACTCTCCAAAGTCTGTCATCTTTTTAGAAAGAAATTTATATAACTTCTCAGTTAAATCAACATCATTTCTACAATACTTTAACATCTCTTCACTAAAATAATCAAAGTTATCAAACTCAATTTTCTTTTTATAAAGTTTTTCACCCCAGTTTTTTAATGAGTGTCCACCCTCTAGCATAGGGTTAAGCAATCTAGATAAAACTAATGTATCAGTTATCTTACAATTTTTAAATATGTTATAACCAAAAGCTTTATTTAAAACTGGTATATCAAATCCAATAATGTTATGTCCAATAACTTCTTTAGTTTGTTTTAAAAATTCTTCAAACCTATGTATTCTATCTTCTTTAAATTGATAGTAAGTATCCTTATGTTTACAAACAATACACCAAATTTTATCTGTCGTCATTGTTGTTTCAATATCAAATATTACTTTATCAAAAGTCATCTACCTTTACCTCAGATAATCTTCCAGTATCCATATCATACCTTAAGTCACAACAAGGTCCAGTTAAACCAGCAAATCTGTTCTTTAATACTCTTACCCTTGTGGTACTACGGATTTCAGGGTCATCATTCTGTGCGTCTCTCTCAAGCCCTATAACCATGTCACTTAGCTGCCCTATAGAAGCCGAACCTCTTAGTTGAGACAGAGATGTAGCCGCACCCTCTTCATGTCCCTTACCATCAGGTCTCCTTAAATGTGAGACTACTATCATAGCTATACCTGTTTCTTGTACAAGAGTTCTAAGTCTAGTCATGATTTCATCTAATGCTCTACGTTCATCTCCATGACTTTGGTCTGATACTATAATACTAACGTGGTCTATAATAATATACTTACAGTCTAAACCTTTAGCTAAATATCTAACTCTAGAAATTATATTATCAATAGTGTTAGAACCAAAATGGTCAAACATAAATATTCTCCCAGTACCTACAGTAGCATCAAAGTAAGTTTTTAATTCTTCTTTAGGAACATGAACATCAGGTAAATGTAATCTTTGATTAGCTTCGATACTCATGATACCTTTAGATGTTATAACAGGGGTCTCTTCTAACATTAACAAACCTATATTATCTTTAGTTTGTTTTATTAGATGATGAATTAATTCTCTCATCACTTGAGTTTTACCTAACCCACTACCTGAAGTGAACGTCACTAATTCAGATGGTCTTAATCCATAAGTAATTTTATTTAATCCTTCAAAAGGATATTGAACAAAGCTTTGTAATGTTGGTTTACTTATCTCATCAAATAAAATATTAGCATTTATAATTCCATCAGGAGCATAGACCTTTGCATTCCAAAATGCTTGAGTATAAATCTGTATTTTATTTTTAACTAAACAATCGGAAGCATCTTTAAATTCTTGAGGGAGATGCATAATTTTACATTTCCCAGGTGAAAATAATTCAGCTACTTTTAATGCACCCTCTCTACCTTGTTCATCATTATCAAAATTAATAAGAATATTTTGAAATTGTTCTAGCCATTCGAGACTATTCTTAATATCTTTAACTGCAGAAGCTACACCATGTTTAATACTTACTACTGGAGTTTCATACTTACCTGTATAAAACATTTGATAAGCTGATAAACAATCTATCTCACCTTCAGTAATTATAATAAATTTATTTTTAGAGAATAAATGTTCTCCAAATAATCCTGCTTGGTGAGTGTTGCCCTGCACACTAAATTCTTTTGACTTTGTATATCTAGTTTTTGTTGCAATCTTTGAACCTTGTTTATCATGGTAAGGATAATAATGATTAGTTATACTACCCATATTATCTGTCTTAACAGATA